CGGGCTGTCATCCCATTTTCCTGAGGAGGTGCATGGCTGACGAAGGCGATTACGTGAAGTTGATGACGCATCCGCTGGCATTCTGCCAGACTGCCAGCGGGGTGACGCTGCGCCGCTATCAGCGCGACGTGCTGCGGGCGGTGGTGGACTCCATCTTCAAAAAGCAGGGCTTGACCTTTGTGGTGATGTTCCCGCGCCAGAGCGGCAAGAACGAACTGCAGGCGCAGTTGGAGGTGTTCCTGCTGGCGTTGTATGAGCACACCGGCATGGAAATTGTGAAGGTGTCGCCCACCTGGAAGCCGCAATCGCTGAACGCCATGCGGCGGCTGGAACGGGTGCTGGCGCGCAACCGCTTCACGCGGCGGCGCTGGGTGCGCGAGTCAGGCTACATCTACCGGGTGGGCGATGCGCGCATCTTCTTCCTGTCGGGCGAGCCGCATGCCAACATTGTGGGCGCCACCGCCAGCCTGCTGCTGGAGGTGGACGAGGCGCAGGACGTGCTGACCGCCAAGTATGACAAGGAGATTGCCCCCATGGCAGCCGCCAATAACGTGACGCGCGTGCTGTGGGGCACCGCCTGGACCAGCCAGACACTGCTGGCGCGAGAATTGCGGGCTGCCCGGCGGGCGGAGGCGCAGGACGGGATCAAGCGCGCCTTTGTACTGACGGCAGAAGATGTGGCAGCCGAGGTGCCGGCTTACGGCGCGTTTGTGGCAGAGCAGGTGGCGCGGTTGGGGCGGCAAAACCCCAGCGTGCGCTCGCAGTTCTTCAGTGAAGAGGTGGACGTGGAAGGCGGGCTGTTCCCGCCGGCGCGGCTGGCGATGATGGCGGGTACGCATGGCAGGCTGGATGCGCCGCGGACGGGTGAGGTGTATGCCTTGCTGCTGGATGTGGCGGGGGCAGAAGAAAGCGGCATGGCTGGCACGGAGGAGGACGCCCGGCGGGATGCGACTGCCCTGACGGTAGTGGAACTGGACTTTGCGGCGGGCGCAGTGCTGGGCAGCGGCGCGGTCTACCGCGTGGTGGCGCGCCGGCAGTGGGTAGGCGTGCCGCACCCGCGCCTGCACGGCGAGTTGACTGCCCTGGCGCAGCACTGGGGCGCGCGCTGGCTCGTTGTGGATGCCACCGGTGTGGGGGCAGGCTTGAGCGGGTTCCTCTCGCGCGCGCTGCCCGGGCGGGTCATTCCGTTCGTCTTCAGCCGGGTCAGCAAGAGCAAACTGGGCTGGGATTTCCTGGCGCTGGTGGATTCCGGGCGCTGGAAGGAACCGGCGGATGGCGGGACGCTGGACGACCTGTTCATGCGCCAGTTGCAGCACTGCCAGTACGAGATTGCACATGGTCCGGAGCATTACATGCGCTGGAGCGTGCCGGATGGCACGCGCGACGCAGCCAGCGGTGTGTTGGTGCATGACGACCTGGTGCTTTCGGCGGCGTTGGCTTGCGCGTTGGATGGCGTGGCGCCGACAGTGCGCAGCGGGGCGGCGCTGCTGCCCGGCGTGGATCCGCTGGCGGGCATGGACCGCGGCGAGGGCGGAGATTGGAGGTAAGGATGACCGAAGGCAGACGATGGTGGCAGCGCGCTTTGGATCGGGCGCTGGCGCCGCAGGTGGAGCGGCGCGTGGCGCTGGCATTGAGCGAATTGGACGGCTTTTACCCGGCGGGCACACCCATGGAACGGCGCGACCGCTGGGACTATGACCGCTTGGAGGTGCAGCAGCAGGCACTGGCATTGTGGCGCAGCAATCCGCTGGCGCGCCGGCTGGTGGCGTTGACCAGTGAGTACGTGGTGGGCGGCGGGATTGCGCTGGGCAGTCCTGACCCGGCATCAGACGCCTTTCTAAAGGCGTGGTGGCGGCATCCGCTCAACCAGTTGGATCAGCGCGTGATGGAGTGGTGCGACGAGTTGACTCGCAGCGGTGAATTGTTTTTCCTGCTGTCGAGCGACGCAGCCGGCATGACTTATGTGCGTGCGGTGCCGGCGGTGGATATCAGCGCGGTGGAGACGGCAGGCAATGACCTGCACCAGGAGACGGGCTATGTCTATCGTCCGGCGGGCGACATGGTGGATGAGCGCTGGCGGGTGGATGACGGGCGGTCGCTGGCTCCGGCGATGCGGCATTATGCCGTCAACCGGCCGGTGGGGGCGGTGCGCGGCGAGTCGGACCTGGCGCCGGTGCTGCGCTGGCTGAACCGGTACGCCAGTTGGCTGGAAGATCGCGCCCGGCTGAACCGTTATCGGACGGCATTTATGTACGTGGTGCGCGCCCGGTTTATGAGCGAAACCGAGCGGCTGGCGCGGCAGCGCACCCTGGCGGCGAATCCGCCCACACCTGGATCCATTTTGGTGACCGATGAGAACGAGAGTTGGGAGGTGCTTTCGCCCAAACTGGAAGCGGATGACGCCAACGAGGACGGGCTGGCGCTGAAGAAGATGATCGCGGCGGGCGCCGGGCTGCCGCTGCACTTTCTGGCGGAACCGGAATCTGCCACGCGCACCACGGCGGAGGCTGCGGATGGCGCGGCGTTCCGGCGGTTGGAGGAACGGCAGCGCATGTTCCTGTGGATGCTGGGCGATCTGGCGCAGGCGGCGCTGGCGCGGCGCGCGCTGGTGGATGCGACTGTGCCGGCGGATGCGCTGGTGGAGGTGCGCGGCACCGACCTGAGCCCGCGCGATAATGCTGCCCTGGCGGGCGCGGCGCGGGATGCCATGACGGCGTTCATGCCGCTGTTTGAGCGCGGGCTTCTGGATGAGCGCGAACTGCGCCGGCTGGTGTACCGCTTTGCCGGTGAGCATGACGCAGAAGGAGGGAAGGCATGAAGGGAGGAACGGTCAGGGAAATTCGGGCAACGTTGACCGGTGGGCAGGCGCTGGCAGGCGAGGGCTTTCACATCCTTGCCATCACGGCGGGCGAAGGCAATGGTTGGGGGGTCACCGCGCAGGCGCTGCGGGACTCGCGGCCCTTGTGGGAGGGAGTGGAGACGTTTGGGGATCACGCACCCGGCAGCCGGTCCGTGCGCGACCTGGCGGGGGTGTGCACCTCGCCGGAATATGACGAGGTGCACCAGGGCATTCGCCTGCAGTTGACGCCGCTGGGACCCAGCGCCGGGCTGCTGGAAGCGCTTGGCAAAGCCTGGCTGGAGGGCAGGCAGGCGCAACCGCGGGTGGGTTTCTCGGCGGACCTGGTGTTCACAGCGCAGGGCAAAGTTGTGGAGCGCATCCTGCGCATCATCTCGCTGGACCTGGTGATGCTGCCGGCGCGCGGCGGGACATTTTTATCCATTTCAACACAGGAGGAACGCATGTCTGAGGAAGGCAAGGTAGGGGAATCGCAGGATCTGGGGTGGGCGCAGGCGCTGCTGGAAGCGCGCCTGGGGTCTGCCAACCTGCCGCCGGCGTTGGCGGGCGAGGTGCGCACCCAGTTTGACGGGCGCGTGTTTGCGGCGGAAGAACTGGACGGCGCCATTCAAAAGGCACGCAAACTGGCTGCCGACGTGCAGGGCGGGGCCGCCGTGCGCGGTCTGGGGGCTGTCAGCCAGATGGTGACGGTGGAAGACCGCTTGCAGGCAGCGGTGGATGACCTGCTGGGCGCGCCACGTGAAGCAGGTATGACCGGCGTCAAGGTGGAGCGCTTGAGCGGCATCCGCGACCTGTACCTGGCGCTGACCGGCGATGTGGATTTGCACGGCGGCTACCATGCTGCCCATGCGCGCCTGGCAACCACAGCCACCATGCCCAGCCTGGTGAAGAATGCCCTCAACAAGGTAATTGTGCAGCAGTGGGATGAATTGGGTCGGGCTGGGTACAGGTGGTGGGAGCCAATTGTTACCGTGGAACACTTCAACTCGCTGCAGTCCATCACCGGCGTGCTGGTGGGCGAGGTGGGCACGCTGCCGGAAGTGGCGGAGGGTGAGGCGTACACGGAACTGCCGGTGGCGGATTCGGGTGAAACCGGCGCGTGGAAAAAGTACGGTGGCTATCTGCCGTTGACGCTGGAATTGATTGACCGCGACGACACTG